AACCTTCTTTTTTACCGTATGGTGGAGATCCAGGAATTGGTGCATCAACTTTTGCTGCAGCAGATGCTTGATTAGCAGTATTTGCAGCCTGTGCTGGTGTGTCAGCGTTGCCAGTAGTTAGCACACCACCTGAACCAACTGCCACTGGACTACCAGAACCATCTAGAACTACGTTCTGTGCTACATCACCGCTTTTAGTTCCTGTTTGAGCAATTGAACTTGGAAACAATTCAACAAAGTCTGTAAACTCATCAATCTTTTTGGAATCAACCTGCGGGATACCACCAATTGTACCCATCATAATTGGTTGTTGTTCGTCAGCATCTCTAAAGAAGATAATAACCCATGTGCCTTCAACTGGACCAACTGGCGCATGACCAATACCATTCATCGCAGCTGACGTAACTGGTTGCATCGGGAATGCCCATGGCAGATCTGCCGTTGGCAGTACTGTTTTTTGTTCGGTGTGTAATCCGACAATACGAACCTGACAACGACCCAGCTTTAGTGGGTCTTTACGATTTTCAACTACACCAGTATATAATTTCATTTCTTTCCTGTCTTAGGATCAACGATCAACGAATCTTTTAATAGTTCCATATGGATCTCATGCTTTTCACGAGTAATGCGGTGGTTCAGTGCGCTAATGATATATCTGCCAGAGAACATATTATCAACTAGAGAATCGTTTGCATCTTCTTTTAGTGTTTGCGAAGATTTAAAGATTTTAACACTAACAATTTCACCCACAGTAATATCTGTTCTACCAGGAACTTCAGCTGTCATTCTGTAGGCATGCGCCTGAGCCATTAGTGATACTCTGCGTTGCAACCAATTTTGAACCCCATCATCACCAGAACCATTCATATGGCTATTGTACTTAGGGTAATTAAATATGTTTGAGTTATACCGTGCTAACACATCCTGTGTGGAAACTGGATACTTGTTAAGATGTTTTTCTTGTTCAAAGTTATCGAACATACTTACGTTTTGCGTACTGTACTTTTTGGTAAGAATGTCATGCGTTATCATCTTACTACCAAACATACCACTGTTGATACGCTCGATATAGTCAAAGCCAGTTTCAATGGTATAGTCTAAGAACCTAGAGAATGTTGCTTCTGGGTTTTGAATAGATCCAAGTGGTCTTAACACACGTTCAAATGAGTCATACGTATACTGCTCTCGATCTTTCTTACTGAACAAACCTGATAGCGAAACAAAATTTAACCCATGGCGATTTTCAAAGAACACATAGTTTGGAACATTGCTAGTGCTGATTGCTCTCTCAGCTAGAAAGTTCATATTTTTATAAGGAGACCAATAGTTGGAAATGTACTTTACAGAGTTCTTGGTTTCTTCGATGTCCATTGGAAGGTCAGACTTAACGATCTCAGTCTTCATCATCTTCTTGGCGATATCGGAGATCTTGCCCTCAAACGATCGAGACAGTTTTAAGTTGGCATCGGAAACTAATTCGTAGGAACAAAAGTGTAAGATGTAAAATACATTCTTATCACCAAGCACCTTACGATCAGACATCTTGTAGATAAAGAACTGTTGATCAATTCTAGATTCCTTCATCTTGTCAGGAATTGATGGTGTCCTAATCCTAAGAATGATCTTTTCTTCACCAATGAATGGAAAGACGTTTACCAGATCGATACTGTCAGTTATTGTAACTGTGCCTGTAACGCAGGGAGCGAAGATATCCTCAAATATCTGAATCTCTGCAACCATATTGGTAACTTCAACACCACGACCAGCTGAGGAAACTATCTCAACTCTTTCAATGTCTACGTCACCAGCAAATCTTAAACCATCTTTTTGCGCCATTACATTATATTTCTAAATTCTGTTAATACCTGATCAAGCAATCCTGGACTGATAATTCGTATTCTGCGTTTGGCTTCATTTTGGTCAAACTCATACTGATAGTTGGAAACTGCAGATGCCGTTGGATAACTAATGTTATCAACGATCCAACCATTGAACTCATAGTGGTGAGTATTATATTCGTTACCAGCACCATACGTTTTGGTAATTTTCGATTCTAGTACATTAATTGCCATTGGAAAGTCTTCAACGTAATCATACTTTTGATTGGCAATCATAATGACCCAGTGATATTTTGGAGACTTATAAAACTGCTCCGAAATGATCTCTGGTGTATCATTATCATTCATATCATAAAATTCATAAAGACTAATGTTTTCCAGAACTGCCATCTTAAAGCGCACGTTCTGTGTTATGTCTTTTAGTTTTACGTAGTCTATGTCTCCATTGGCTTTCTGGAAGTCATAGTACATGTCTTGCATATTGTCGAAGTACATTATAGACCAGCCTCGATACGTTCTTTGGTTAGTGTCTCTAGTTCAACGAAGTTAAGAGTTACGTTGATCTGAGTTGGAGTTCCGTCTGGGAATGTAGTAAACACACCATTCGGTGAGTAGTTTACGTTCATCTCGGTAAGCACGCATGATGAGATTTTGTTTAAACTAGTATTTTGTCTCTCACCGATGTAGTACTCAATGTCAAATTCAGATGGATAAACATAAACAAAATTATTTGCGTCTTTAAACTCTGGGTGCATATGATACTTAAACAACCAGATAATGTTTAGTGCAGCCTGTGCTTCAGCTGCATCTCTTGGTGCAAACTGATAATCAAAGGTAAACCTACGATAGTCCACACCTTTAAAGATCTGTTCTTTTCTTGGGTTACCTGCAGATCTAGACATTGCCGAAAGACCAGCGTTGGCTTTTAAAATCTCTGAGGAAATAGCACCCTTTGCTGCATTGGCGATGCCAGCACCACCCTGTGCCGCACCATCTTTTACGTTACCTGCTTTCATAGAATCGCCAGCAGCCTGAAGCTGATTTGCTAATTCTGGATTCGTTGCAAGTGCAGCAGCAATACCCACATCTTCTTCGGACCATTGCATACCGTAGCGAACACTAAGTTGTTGCGGAGTATAAAGAATTATAGCTTCCTTTACACGTTTGGCTGGCGGACCAAATTTAATTCCAGCTGCTTCTAGTACAGTTGTTTGTACTATTGCAGCACCACCACCCACTAACGCACCACCAAGAGTTCCTTTTGCAGCACCACCGATAGCACCACTAATAGAACCCAGCGCATCTTTACCTCCACTTGCACCAGAAGCTATTCCACCAATAAATCCTAAAACAGCACCCTGTGCAGCTGCAGCTGCTGCATATGCGTTAGAACTGGTTGACTTACCCACTAAACTATTCATGGCAGAACGATCTGGTTGAACAATAGCCAGTTCTTCAGAGTTGTCTCGGGCTATCTTAGAATCAGACTGTACGTTGATATAGAACTTTATGTAGTTCTGCATTTGAGCCGTGGTAACATCTTTGGGAAAAGACCTAATACCAACAGAGTACTTGTTAGTGGCTTTTGTGGATGAAATTGGTGGGCGAATTCCTTCTGGTGTATCAGCGACATTGGGTGCTAAATCACTTATGCCAGTGAAAAATCCATTGGGATCTACGTTGAAAAGTGCGTCGAAGTCTGCCATGTTTTCTCTAAATAATGGAGGGGTAGTCTATTATTTATTCGCCAAAAAAGCTATGTATCATAAAAGAAAATTTGTTCCAACGAAACCTGAGAAGTATTCTGGGGATCCAACTAACATTATAATGCGTTCTTCATGGGAAACAAAGTTTGCATCATGGTGTGATCGTAACCAAAATGTTATAAAGTGGAAGTCCGAGGAAACGATTGTTCCTTACGTATGTCCTACCGACAATAGAATTCATCGTTATTTTATAGACTTTCAGATACAAGTGCGTAATAAAGAAGGCAATTTAGCCACATATCTGGTTGAAATCAAGCCAGATTCTCAGACTCGTCCACCTGTCCCTCCGAGCAAAGTTACACAGCGTTATATCACAGAAGTAATGACATGGGGTAAGAATGAGGCTAAGTGGAAAGCAGCAACAGAATATGCAAAAGATCGTGGATGGGAATTCAAGATACTTACAGAACACCATCTAGGAATCAAATAAATAGAGTATATGGATACATACCAAAAAATCTTTGACAAAGCAATCTACGATCCAACCATAAAGTTTCGTTCGAAAACATGGTTCGATCAACAGGTACTGCTTTTGTCCAAACAAATTTCTTCACCGAATAGGTTGATCAAGGATAGCGCATCTCAAAATAGGTCTCAGATTATTCCAGGTAACTGTTACTTGTATATGTATGATCCAAAGCACAAAGATACGTTACCTTACTACGATAGGTTTCCGCTGGTATTTCCCTTTGCTAAAACACCAAATGGTTTTCGTGGATTGAATATGCACTATTTGGCATATCCGATTCGTATCAAGCTGTTGGACAGACTACAGCAGTTTCGTAATAACGACAAGATGGATGGTAACACCAAGTTACGTATGTCATGGGCAACACTTAACGGAGTGGCTAGGTTTAATCTGGCAAAACCCTGTGTCAAAGAATACTTAACGGCTCATGTTCGTTCACCTTTTGTGAAAATCAATTCAAAGGACTGGTCAATGGCCATGCTTCTTCCAGTTGAGAGATTTGTCGGTGCCACCAAGAATCAAGTCTGGCAAGACTCACTAGGAAAAATTTAATGCTATCAGAATTCATCACAGAAGTTAAGACTCGTGGTTTGGCCAACCCGAACAAGTTCATGGTAACTATTTCTCAACCAAAGGGTGTTAACTTTAATAACGCCAATGACTCGCTACGACTAATGCGTTTGTTCTGTGATCAAACTCAACTACCAGATCAAAACATCAGCACTGCTCAGGTAAGAACATATGGTGAAGTTCGTGAGATTCCTTACGAGAACCTTTACGGTAATGTAAACTTTGGATTCTATTGCGACTCTAACTTTATCGTCAAGGAATTTTTTGATAATTGGATTCAATCTATATCAGACCCAAACACACGCCACTGGAATTACTACGATAATTATACTGCACCAACCATTGACATTATGATGCTTAACAACGAAGGTAGATCAGTTTATCTTGTTTCATTATATGAGTGTTACCCAAAACAAATGCAAGCTGTAACATTGGATTATGCAGCAAAGGAAACGCTAAAGGTAAACGTCTCCATGAACTACAAGTACTGGAGATCCTCAACTATATCTGATGTGACACAGGGCAGCATAATTCAAGATAACAACAGGTTCAATACTTTGGGCAGTGACTTTTCGAAGATGGATGGTTTTAGCACTAGGTCTTTATTCTCTCAGGTAAACTCTGCCTTTGAGATACCAAACGAATACTTTAACGATTTTGGTGGATATCAAGATCAGATATTTGGTGATGCTCAAAACATATTTACTGGCGTTGGGGATTCTATATTCCCAGATGCATTAAATTTTGAAGAAGGTGTTGTAGAAGATTTTCTTGGCGATTTCTAATAACAATAATAATTAAGGAAGTACCATGACAGAAGAAGTTGTAGTAGAAAAAAAAGAAGAAGACTGGATGCAAAAGAAATGGCGTCCAGCCATGGGTTGGATGTACATGATTGTTTGTATGTGTGATATGATTATATTTCCTGTGCTGTGGGCACTGTTGCAATCAGGACTAAAGCAACCAGTGACTCAGTGGAATCCGCTAACCTTACAGGGTGCTGGATTATTTCACTTGGCCATGGGCGCAGTGTTGGGTATCGCAGCATGGGGTCGCACTCAAGAAAAGGTAGCTGGCGCTGCAAACAATTCAACACCAGTGCCGTATTATACATCGCAAGCCATGACAACAACTAACACATATATGTCAGATCCAACACCACCAATGTTTGCAGATCCTACACCGAGCGAAACACCAAGACCACGTCCAAGACCAAGTTTTTAATTGCTATGAAAATTGACAACAATATGAGTGAGATCTTTGACCTGGAACCAGTTGAAAAGGTAACAGGCGAAGTCATTACAAAGAGTGGAGAAGTGATTCTTCCTCCCGATGATAGAGTAGATTATGATTATGATAAATCAAGAAGTAATCTACATAACCTGCTACAGCAGGGACAAGATGCATTGAACCATGCGCTGGAGGTTGCAAAATCTTCAGAGCATCCACGTGCCTTTGAGGTCGTGGGTAATTTAATGAAACAGCTTGCAGACATTAACCATCAGTTAATGGATCTGCATGGCAAAAAGCGAATACTTGACGCACCGAGTAAAAACGAGGCAGCGAAACAAGTAACAAATAATAATGCGATATTCGTGGGTAGCACTGCGGAATTGAGCAAATTGATTGACAACATGAACAAAGGAGTTTGACATATGGCATTACCTATTCAGAATGCAGCAGTATATACCGCAACAGTACCTTCAACGAAACAAGAGATTAAGTTTCGTGCCTTTTTAGTTAAAGAAGAAAAGGCACTACTGATCGCCCAGCAAAGTGAAGATCCAGTTGTAATGATGGACACACTAAAGCAAATCATTAAGTCCTGCGTGCGAACAGAACTAGATGTAGAAACGCTGGCACTATTTGATATCGAGTATATCTTTGCTCAGCTTAGATCTAAGTCTGTTGGTGAAGTTGTAGAAATCATAGTTGCTTGTGATGTATGCCCAGACGAAGATACCAAGGCGAGAGTTAAGTTGACCTTTGATTTGTCTAAGTTACAGGTAAACTTTCCAGAAGGACACACCAAAAAGATTCAGCTGTTTGATGACGTGGGTGTGGTAATGAGATATCCATCCCTAAGTATGATCAAAGATCTA